AGCGGCTTGCGCTAATATCGGATAAAATCAGCGCTTTTTTATTAATTCAATACTACTAAATATATCGGGGAATTGCAAGTATTAATTAGTATTTTACAAGTAAAAAATAAAAAATATTTTTGTGCGGGATCTACAAAACGTTTGTTCGATCTTTTCAGGGCTTGCGGGCGTTGTGTGCGATCTTTTCCGGCCGGCGATCTGCTGCCGCTGTCGTGACTAATATCTCAGGTTCCCGCCGTGATGATCTGCCGCCGATGATCTTTTATAACCGGTTTAATTTATGCCGTGATAATTTAACCTGATGATTTAATCAGGGCCCGCCGGTTTTTGTTTAGTCGTTTCTTAAGTCGGGGCCGATGATCTGCCGCCGATCTGCTGCCGCTTTTCCCGTTGTGATTTTTGTCTTGATCTGCTGCCGGCGATCTGCCGCGGCGATCTTTTCCGGCCGGCGGTCCCGCTGTTTGTGTGCGATCTGCTGCCGGCGATCTGCTGAGGGCGGGCGGGGGATATTTCCGGCCACGGGCCGGCGGGGGTGCCCCCTCGACCAAATTTTTCATAAAAAAGGCCCCTTTCCCCTCACCCCCCCACCCCCCGCTACCGCAGCGCAACATGTTGCTTCCTGAAACCTCTCAAATATTGCTAAATTCTCTCTGAAAGTATCAAAAATCCCCGAGGAAATACCCGAGTAAGAGATCCGTAATTCCTTCCTGAAAACCCCGCGAGGCTTTTGGTTACTGCATTTCTGGCAATTTACAAAAACAGCAAAAATTGAGCAAAATTTCTCCCCTGACGGGGATAGAGTAAAAAATCAGAAAAAATCGTCGCCTTACGGCGAATTGTGCAAACAATTACTTGAAAAATCAGAAAATAAAGGGTATATAGATAACAGAGGTATTTTTATGGGAATGAACGAGCACAACGAGATAGCGGATAGGCAGAAAGAGAACGAGCAGTATTTGAACCATACGCTATTGTTAGCTTCCATGGACCCTATCGAGCTAAACAGAGAGAGCGTCGGGAAAAGGACCTTAGAGTATGTAAAGCAGTGCGGGGCGGACGCGGTTAGGCCTAATCTAACTGGGTATGCGCTCAGCTTAGGGACCACTCCGGACGAGCTGTCTGCGTGGATAAATGACAAGACGCTGCCTAACGATGTTAGATGGGCGCTCAGGAAAGGTATTTCGATAATCGAGTCTTGCATGATCTCGATGATGATGGACCAGAAAATCAACCCCGTAGCTTCGATATTCCTACTCAAAAACCATTTCGGGTACAAGGATCAGAGCGAGATTTCCTTCAAGGGGCATATAGAGACAAGCGAAAAGTCGTTAGAGGCCAAATACAGGGCGGTAGTTGATGATGACTGAGAAAGCGTTAGTAGAGAACATTTACAAATCAATACTAATGTCTCCTTCGACGTCGAAAGTCTACGACTTTTACAAGTGTCTGGGCGAGAGCGACGACCTTCATGCGATGAATTTTGACGTACAGAGGGTCATTAAGGCGTCAATGAAAGGTTGTCCCAAGTGCGAGATAAGCGACTGGTATGAGGTATATGTAAAGTCCCTCAAGTACGGGGCGAAAAAGTACTTCGAGCAGTACCTATATTACATGGAAATTGACCGCCCTCCTGAGGAAAGGTTTTATGTACCGCGCAAAAAGACCCTTAAACCGGCGGTAGACGCGCTGCAAAGGCTTGAGGACGGGGTAATTGAGGAGTTATTCCTGTCTCAGCCGCCCCGAACAGGCAAAACCACACTACTGTTATTTTTCGGGACGTGGGCTTCAGGCAAGCACCCCGACAAGTCTAACCTGTATTCCTCATTTTCCGACACCATTACAAAATCATTCTATAACGGCCTCTTAGAGCTGATGAAAGACGACGTTACCTATCACTGGGAGGAATGCTTTAACGAGCATATCGTCAAGCTTAACGCTCAGTATCAGACCGTCGATGTTCGCAAGAAAAAGAGATACCCGACGTTCACATGTAGGTCGATCGACGGCACTCTTAACGGGGCATGTGACTGCACCGGATACATGATAGGCGATGACCTTTGTTCTGGGATAGAGCAAGCCTTATCGAAAGACCGCATGGCGGCTCTTTACATGAAAGTCACCAACGACTTACTGTCCCGCTGCAAAAAAGGGTCAAAAAAGCTCTGGAACGGCACAAGATGGTCAATTAATGATCCTATCGGGCTGAGAATATCGCTTCTCGAACAGCTCGGGACTGTCCCTTATGAGGTCATTAACCTTCCGGCCTTAGACGAGAACGGGGAGAGTAATTTCGACTACAAGTACAATGTCGGGTTCGACACCGAAACGTACCACCAGATCAAGGCTGGGTTTGAGCGGAACGACGACCTTGCTTCATGGTCGGCTCAGTACATGGGCGTACCCTTTGAGCGCGAAGGAACCTTGTTGTCCTCAGGCGACCTCATGTATTTCGACGGGACGATCCCTGACGGGTATGCTTCCGTGTTTATGGCTTGTGATCCCGCGTTTGGCGGCGGCGACTATGTAGCTTCACCGGTCTGCGTACAGGTTGAGGACTATGTATACGTCGCGGACGTTGTATACACGAATGAGGACAAGAAAAAGTCTATCCCGAAGCTTGCGGACAAGATCGCTAAACATGCGGTTTCGAGAATGAGGATAGAGGCAACGAAGATGACCGAGGGGTACGCAGAGGAACTTAGCGAGCTGCTTAAGAAAAAAGGCGTAAAGTGTTCAGTCACAACGAAAGCTGCCCCTACCCACACATCGAAAGAGCAGCGCATTTTTGACAAGGCTCCGGACATTAGAGAGCATTTCGTATTCTTAGCGCCTGAGAAAAGGTCAAAAGAGTATCAGGCGTTCATGGATAACGTGTTTACTTTCACGATCACCGGAAAGAATAAGCACGACGACGCACCCGACTCACTTGCTATGGCTGCGGACATGGCCTTTAAACGGACGCCGCAAGCCGCAACATTCAGAAGATTTATCTAAGGAGGAATTATGAAAGTAGTAAATTGTCCTGTTTGTCACGTCACACCCGAGATCACAGCTACCGAGATCCGCTGCCCTAAGTGTGGGAAAGCTGCAAAGGGCGCTTCACTTCCTGAAACCGTCAAAAATTGGGACGAGGGTAACTATTCCACGACTCCCAAGCTCAAGGTTGAGGCAGTCGAGGTAGAAAAAGAGCCCGAAAAAGAGGTCAAGGCACCCGCGAAACCCGAAAAGGCGCCCGAGAAATCCACAAAAACCCCCAAATCCACAAGAAATAGCGAAAAAATGCCCGCAAGAGCACCCAAGAGACCTACAAAAAAGTGAGGTAGATCATGGCAGAGAAACAGTTACACGGCCGCGAGGTAATTTATACCAACGCCGAGGAGATCACATCGGCTAATGTCGTCGAGGTCTTAGAGGAGGCGATAGACGCCAACACTCAGAACATTACCGACATTGAGTACCTTTACGACTATTACAAGGGCGACCAGCCCATTTTGGAACGTACAAAGGACTTTAACGAGAACATTCTTAACCAGATCGTTGAGAACAGGGCCAATGAGATCGTATCCTTCAAGACCGGATACTTCCTGTCGGCGCCTATTCAGTACATCGACTCCGGTGAGGACGTTATATCTCAGGACTTAAAGACCATAAACGGCTGGCTTGACCTTGAGAGCAAAGAGGAAAGCGACCTTCAGATCGCGGAATGGTTCTCTATCTGCGGCACAGCTTTCAGGCTTGTATTACCCAAAGAGGAAAGGCTGGACGAGGTTGACGCGCCCTTTGAGTTTTATACCCTTGACCCGAGGACGACGTTTGTTGTCTATTCTGCGCGTCTGGGCCACAAGCCGCTTATGGGCGTTACTTTCGTATCCATGGGCGACGACGAGGAGCCTATTTACTACGTCTATACCAAGGATACCTTTTACACAATTCAGGACGGGAAGATCATATCTTCCGAGGCTCACGTCATGGGGACGGTGCCCATCATCGAGTATCCGGCCAACAATGCGCGTCTGGGCGACTTTGAGATCGTCTTAGGGCTGCTGGACGCGATCAACAACGTGCAGTCCGACAGAGCCGACGGCGTTGAGCAGTTCATACAGTCAATTCTTTGCCTTGAGAACATGAACCTTGACACCGACGAGGAAGCAAACTTTATGACCCGTCTCAAGGAAGTAGGCGGCATGTTCATACCCGAGGGCGGCAAGGCATATTATCTTTCCCAGTCCTTAGATCAGGGCGACACTCAGACCTTCAAGGACGACTTGTATCAGGCCGTGCTCACGATCTGCGGAATGCCTAACCGCAACGGAGGATCCTCAACATCGGACACCGGCTCTGCGGTTCTTCTCAGGGACGGATGGTCGGCAGCTGAGGCAAGGGCTAAGCTCACTGAGACATGTTTCAAGAAGTCTGAAAGGAAATTCTTAAATCTTATCCTGTTTGTCTCAAACACACTCGGCGGCACGAATGTAACCGCAAGTCAGGTAGGTATCAGGTTCCCTCGTAGGAATTACACCAACGACTCCGCAAAGGTTACTAACCTTGTCACCATGCTTTCTAACGACTGGATCGCGCCTCAACAGGCATTTGAGCATTCCGACATGTTCCCTGATCCCGACGCTGCATTCCTTGAGGCTAAGGCTTGGCACGATTCTCAGGAGGCTAAGTCAGTCGAAAGAGCCATGAATGACACTACGATCATTGACGCCACCCAGATAGACGAATGATATACGACTACACGGACAAACTGTATAGACAGTATGCAAAGATCATGGTAAAGACCTTTAGCTCCCTCAACAGGGAGCTTCAGGCTTTGCCGTTTGATGAACTCAACGCCTCAAAGGGCTACAAAGAGGTTTCTACCCGCGTCAAAAAGGCCTACAAGCGCCTTTACGACGAGCTGGTAGATATTCTTATCCTCATGTCTTTAGAGGCCTTTGTGACCGATCTGCCGGCCGTCACAAGCCGCACAAAAAAGGCGGTCAAGTATTACGTCGGCAAAAAAGACGGGTTCCGGAGAGAAAAGACATTCGACGCTGATGATTTTGTAGCTGCATATTTAGCCTCGACAAATTACATCACGCTATATGTCTTTAACAACGAGTATGAGCGCAAGCTTGCCCGTACTATCGAGGAGATTTTAGCCTCGACGAACAAATCTCAGGTCAAAAAAGCCATAGACAAGGCCATGAAATATTGGAACCGTCAGGCAAAACAGGCCGGCGACAACATTACAGCCGCGTCTTACATCGAGGGGCTTAAGGCAGCGGGCGTGAAAAAGGTTCGCTGGGTATCCATGGAAGATGAAAAAGTTTGTGCTGAATGTGGTGAAAAAGATGGTAAAATATTTGATATTGACAAAATATTACAACCGTTACATTATAATTGTAGATGCTATTTAGAAATAGTTGATAAATAGTCAGACAATTTAAGCATCCCGTACCTCCTCGCTTGGAAAAGGGATGAGGGGCGGCTGAATTGCGTGAGCGAGTTAGCCGTTCCGAGGAGGTTAAAGATTCCTTCCCCGAGGAATTTATATAACTGAGTGAACAGTAAACGCAAAAATAGTGCGGAGTGAACCGCTACAAACGCAAGGAGGTCTTTATGAAAGTAGACGTAAGCACCATTGAAGGATATGCCGAAATGTCGGCAGAGGATAAGGTAAAGGCTCTTGAGGCTCTTGAGATCGACGACAATGCCGCAGAACTTGAGAGATACAAGAACGCTACCAGCAAGGCCAATTCTGAGGCGGCCGAGTACAAACGCAAGCTCAAAGCCTTAGAGGAAAAAGCAGCCGAGGGCGCGTCCGATTCAGACAAAAAGATGGCTGACCTTGAGGAACAGATCAAGACCCTTCAGAGGGAAAAATCAGTTACCGAGAGAAAAGCGTCGTTCCTGAAATTCGGATTTGACGACGACGGAGCTGCAAAAGCAGCCGAAGCATTCACAAACGGGGACAGTGAGGCGTTTTTCGGAATACTTGGGTCTTTCATCACCGAGCACGACAAGACTTTTAAGGCAGAAATGCTTAAGACTACGCCGAGACCCGAAGGCGAGGGCGGCAAACCCCCCACTATGACACTTGATGCGTTTAGAAAGCTCAGTCCGGCAGAACGCAGCAAGTTCCACTTAGAACATCCGGACGAATATAACAAACTTTACAATGGAGGATAACTATGAGCAAGACTAATTCCCTTGCAAGCGTACAGACTTTCGATCAGGGTTTCCTTTCCAACGAAATCTCCGACCTGTTCGCTTCTCACCTTGACCTCAACCAGTTCTGCACCGTTGACAACGAGCTTCAGGGCGTTGCTGGCGACATTCGCAAGATCAACGTCTACAATGCAACCGGCGACGCTGAGGACGTAGCTGAGGGACAGGGCAACAACAGCTCTATCGCTGTAACTCTTGAGGAAAAAGAGTACAGGATCAAGACCGCACAGGCTATGTTCGAGTATTCGGACGAGGCACTTATGCGTGATCCCGTTGCAGTTCAGACCGGCATTACCCGCCTCGGAATTTCCCTTTTCGACAAGGTAAATGCTGATATCTTTGCCGAGATGGGCAAGGCTACCCAGCTTATCACCCCCGCCACCTATGACTTTGACGCTCTTGTTGACGCCGTTGCAGAAATGTCTATCACCGACGCAAACGAGCCCGTCATCGAGGTTCAGGGAAGATTCATTCCCACTGTCTGGGCTATCACCGACAAGAAGGGTATTGCTAAGGCAAGAAAGGCTATGAAGGACCAGATCGTTTACGATCCTCGCCTTGCATGGGAACAGGGCTATGTAGGCTCTATTGCCGGCGTAGCACTTTTCTACAAGCAGAACCTCCCCGAGAATATCATGTACGTCGGAACCAAGGAAGCCGTTACTGTATTCAACAAGACCGGCGTTAATACCGAGATCGCTGCAAGAGGCAAGACCGAAGCAAATACCCGTATGAACGACGTATTCGCAAGAAAGTATTACATCGCAGCTCTCACCCAGCCTACCCAGATCGTACAGGTTGTACTTTCCGGCGGCTCTGCACATGTCGCTCAGAGAGAAGACGGCGACGGCGCTACTGTTGCATTCGTTCTCGATGAGACTGCAACCGATACCCCTGTTGTATATATCAATGGTGAGGTTCAGACCAGCGGTTACTCTTTCAGCTCAAACACCGTAACCTTCAGCACTGCACCCGCAGCTACCGACTCGATCGTAATTGAGTATCACTACACCGTATCTTAAGAGGAGATTAGGGAATGACACAGGACGAAAAGCTGACAATGTTAAGAAGCATTTGCGGTGATCCCGAGGCCGTTCCCGAAATGCTCGAAGCATACCTTGACCTCGCCGCTGATGTAGTTATCCGTAAGGCGTATCCGTTCCTGACAAACTACATTTTGGCAAGTGTACCCGAAAAATACGCAACGCTTCAGGTGCAGATCGCAAATGAAATGTACTTGAAGCGCGGCGCTGAGGGTGAACAGGGCCACTCAGAAAACGGCGTTGTAAGGTCCTACGAAACCGGATCGGTGTCCGATTCGCTGCTTAAGCAGATAGTACCTTTTACAAGGACCTTTAACGAAAAGGTGCCGAACGATATAACACTTGTTGCAACGGTAGTTGGCATGTTGCCCGTCGGAAGATCTGAGAAAATCGAAAGATCAACCGTAGTCACATGCACAGATCGTTCAACATACGTTATCGACGAGGGATACAGGTTTGTTTCATCAGATACAGACGTGTTGACGGTAGACAACGACGGTGTAATGACCGCTAAGGCGTCCGGAACCGTAACCATTACCGTTACAGGCAAGAAATCAGGACAGTCGGTTGAATTGAGAGAAATCGTGCCATGAGAACGCTTGACCGGAATAAGAGACAATTTTATTACTGCCTCCATACGGCAAAAGAAAAGATTTATGACGACGATCATAACTTTACCGGCGACTACACGCCAAGCTACGCAGAGGCAGTAATAGCATACGGCAACATATCGGCTGCGTCCGGAATGACGGATACAGAGCAGTTTGGAACCGATATAGCCTATGACAAAACCATAGTGCTTCAGGGAATAAACTGGCCGATCGACGAAAACACCGTATTGATACTTGAAAAAGACCTCTATTCCGCAGACGGGTTTGTTGGAAGTGGCTCAAATCATACGTTTGTATTATCAAGCGACGCCAGACGGGTTATCGAGGCCACAATAGACGGCGTAGAAACTGAGGAGTTTACAGTTGTCGATGATGAAATATCATTCACGACAGCGCCGGCTGAAGGGGCCAAGATCGAGGTTTTGTATGAACCCGCGATCCCGAATTACGACTATATCGTTGTTCGAGTTGCTATTTCGCTCAACCACACGGTATTAGCGATCAAGAGAGTAGAACGATGACCGAGCTTACAGTAAATTGTGACAAGCTCATAAAGAGGCTTGAAAAAGCCCAGAGTGATGTAGATAAATACAGACACAAAGGGGCTTTACACGATTATCTGTATGGCATGTGGCAGACGGGATACGATCAGGCAAAAAGCGACTACGACAACGCCTTAACTCTTGAAGGTGACAAAGCCAACAAGGGCACAAAAGTCACGCCGGCCCCTAAGTGGACCGATGACGGCTTTGACCTGATAGCAAGCGGAACCGACATTCTGTTTTTGGAGTTTGGTACGGGTGTAAATCAGAGCTTTACCCATCCGTGGGGCACTCAGTTTGGTTACACACCGGCGTCGTACTCAGAAAAACATTACGGGTTCTTAATTGACCCGAAACTAAGACATTTTCACGGACAATGGCCGCACGACAAGACCTTGCATTGGGGCCAAAATCCCGCGCGAGGTATGTATAACGCGAGTAAAGCTATGGAATGGTACGCAAGGATAACACCCCTGAGGATATTTTGATGGTCGATATTGAAGATATAATCATCAACCGCATAGATACAGTCTTATCAAATGCCGGATACAAAGATATTCTCGGTTCGACTTATCAGGATCTTCCGGCGTCGTTTCCGTGGGTGTTTCTCGAACAGGCAGACAGTTACGAGAACGACGTGTACCACAAGTCAAGCCGCGAAAACAACTACGATACCGTAGTATTCGAGGCAGACATATATTCCAACAAAAAGGCAAATTCAAAGAGTGAATGCAAAAAGATACTGTCACTCATTGACGCCGAAATGGTTTCGCTCGGGTTTAGCCGCACAGTGGCCCAGCCTATGCGACCTACAAGCGAAATGTATAAGGCGAGATTATTCGCTCGATACATAGGCACAGTAGATAGCAACAAATACATTTATCACACTTAAGGAGGATAAAAATATGGCAGTTTTAACCGCCGGATCGTTCCTGATGATCGGAACAAAAAATGCGTCTGACGCTTTCACTGGCGACGGCGCAACCACCGCATTCACCCTCACCGATACTCCCAGTTCTATCACATCGGTAAAGGTTGACGGAACCGCTCTCGATCCTACTGACTACTCCGTTGTTGGAAAGGTCGTAACCCTTGATTCCGCACCCGCAAACGGAAAGCCCATAGTTATCGCTTATGTCCTTGCTACTGAGGATTGGAGCAAGCTGTGTGACATTTCCGAGTTCCCCGACATGGCAACCCCTCCCGAGGGAATTGACGTAACCACTCTTTCAGACTGGTGCCACACCTACATCGCCGGCCTGATCGACACCGGTGGAAATCTTGAGTTCTCAGGATTCCTTGACGCTACTACCCTTCCTCTTGTCGCAGCCGGAACAAGCGGCGTTGAGGATCTTGCATTCTGGGTAGGTGGAACCAAGAGCGGAAATACCATTACTCCCACCGGCTCTATCCTTAAGGTTGAGTTTCAGGGAACCTATACCGCAGTTCTCGGCGGCGCTGGCGCAGACGAAGCATTCCCTGTTACCATCGCAGTCGCACCCCAGACCGTTCCCACCTATACGGCCGGAACTATCAACACTGAGGCAACTCAGGGATAAATAAACATTACAAGCGAGGAGGAAAAATTTTATGGCTATCGTATTTGAACACAAAGGAACACAGTACACCCTTGAATTTTCAAGAGATTCCGTAAAGCAGATGGAGAGGTCCGGTTTCAGTATTGCCGAGGCTGCCGACAAGCCTATTACGTCTCTTGACATTCTTTTCAGGGGTGCATTTATTTGTCATCATCCGAGAACGTCACAGGCTGTCATCGAGGAGATCTGGGATAGCCTTTCAGACAAGGACGGATTGTTCGACGCACTCGCTGACTTATACAACGAGCCTATGGAGGCCATGCTTAAGGAGCCCGACGAGGCAAAAAAGATCAGCTGGAAGGTAGTAAAGTAGGCACACCTTCCGGCAGAAAGACCTACACAGAGGTATTCAAAGAGGCTTTCCCGTTCTATCTGAGTATCGGCATGACATACGATCAATACTGGAACGGGGAGCCGTGGCTTGTAAAAGCCTATCGTGAGGCCGACGAGCTCAGAAAAGAGAATATCAACTACGAGAAGTGGATACAAGGCCTTTATGTATACCACGCGATCGGTGCATTAACGCCGATTCTCAACCCGTTCTCAAAAAAGAAAAAGGCCGATGAATACCTGAAAGAACCTTTAATTGTTACCGAGCGTGCGAAAGCCCGCAAGGAACGCGAAAAGGGCGAAAAAACAGCTAATTTCCTTATGGCGTGGGCCGAGGCTATCAAGAAAAAAGGTGTAAAGAATGGCAACGACAACTGACGAATTAAAAATTCGGGTACATGTTGATAAGGGCAACACCACTAAGGACTTAGGCTCCGTAATTTCAGCCCTTAAACTTCTCAACAAAGAGGCTGCAAGCAAGTCGGTCAAAGGCCTTGCAAAGTCTCTTGATTCGCTTGCCTCGGCCTCAAAAGGTCTCGGCAAATTACCCCGCGCTGTTTCAGCGATCGAGGGTATCAAAATATCCCCCAAATTAAAAGAAAATCTCGACAAGATAGCGGAGGCCGGAAAAGTGCTCTCCGCTACGGGTCGAGGAATAAAAGCTGCTGCCGACGGCTTTGAGAAGATTTCAAAAATGGGATCTGATACAGAGCTGGACAAAAAGTTCGAGAACGTGTCGAACGCTGTTAGCCGCTTTGTTGAAAACCTCAATAATGGCATATCCGACGAAACCATTTCAAGGCTTGAGAAAGTCGCGGATACTCTTGACCGGATAACCCAGAACGCCAACACGAAGATCAAGGGAAAGATCGTTGATGTAAGCTCGGCAGTCGGCGCGCCGAAAGCCGCTAAAGCTGCTATTACATGGGGATCTCTTGAAAGGGTATTCAGCAAGATAAGCAGCTCAGCAAACGACATAGCGCGTAACCTCTACGGCGTTTTCGAGGCAACCGGTATCACTAAGGATATTGATAGGATAACAAGCGCCGTGCAGCGTAATATCCCTGTCCTCGGTGAATTGACCGACTCATGGAAAATGGCAGCCTCAGAAATAAAGAATATTCTGCTCTCACAGTCAAGCTTAGTGGATAAAGCCGCTAATCTTATGCTTGTGAGGGTTAAGCATATCGTTAAGGCTTTATATTCCCTTGCAAAGATCCCGTTTACAAATATTGGAATGACAAAGGGCATTATGGCCCTTCTTTCCATGCCGTTCAGGGGCTTTGCTGAGAATATCAAGGACCTTACGAAAAGGTGGAATAAATTTACATCATCACTCGCAAGAATAGCCGTTTACAGGCTCATAAGAACGGCTCTCAAAGAGATCGCAGCGGGTATTAGAGAAGGCGTAGATAACCTCTATCTGTGGGCTCAGGCGTGGAAAGATACATACAAGTCTGCTGATAGGTTCCTTCAGTCTATGGATACCCTTACAACCGGTTTCCTTTACCTCAAGAACTCTATCGGTGCAGCAGTATCACCCCTGATCGACTACGTTGCGCCTATCATTGATTCGCTGATCGACAAATTTGTAGCGCTCGCTAACGCAATTAATCAGGCGCTTGCAGCTCTTACCGGCGCGTCACTTTGGCGTAAAGCCGTTCGTTATCCCGTAACATACGGCGACACAATGGCAAATGCAAAGAAAAAGGCCGATGATCTCAAGCGCACGGTTCTTGCATTCGATGAGCTTAACAAGCTCGACGACAACAAGAAAAAGAGCGGCGGCAGCGGCTCCGACGAATGGGATCAGTCAAAAATGTTTGAGGAGATGGCGGTAGATAACAAATTCCGCAAACTGCTTAACGCTGCTGACTGGACCCCTATCGGAAAGATTATATCCAACAAGATAAATGACGCCCTGAATAATATTGACTGGCAGAGCGTACAGGCGACAACCGCTAAATGGGCCACAAGGTTCGGCACACTGTTTAACAGCGTGCTTAATGGCGTTTCCATGCCCCTTGTTGGCAAGTCTTTTGCTGAACTTGGAAATACGATCGCCCTCGGAATAAACACATTCTTTGGCAAAATTGATTTTCAGACGTTCGGCAAAAACTTATCCAACGGCATAGAGACCTTTATCGTTAAGGCAAATTGGGGTGAGTGGGGAAAAGCACTTACTCAGAAGATAAAGGCCTTTGTTGACACGCTTTACGGCTTTAAAGACGTTGATCTCAAGGGCCTCGGTGACGGCATAACTGCGATGATTTCCGGAATGTTTGAAAACATTGATCTCGGACGTATCGCAGACGCCGTATCGACATTAGCGCCCAAAATCGGCACAGAGATAGGCGTTGTGCTCAACGGTCTTTTCACAAACACAAACAAAGCATTAGGCGGCGTTAATTTCAAAAAGCTCGGCAGCAAATTCGCAGAGGCAATAAACAACTTATTCTCTCAGATAGATCCTAAAGAGGCTGGCGTATTTCTTACCAACGGCTTAAAGGCTATCTTAGAGGCTGCTTCAGGTGCGGCCGAGACCCTTAATTGGGATCTGCTTACAGAGTCTATCGGAAATATTGTCGCCTCGATGTTTGAAAACATTGATCTCAGCAAAGCGGTACAGTCTGCGATGACGATAGCCGAGAAGCTTGTCGGAATACTCAACGCGGTTGTTGAAAATATCCCGTGGGGCGATGTGGGTACAGCTCTCTCGAAAGCAGACACCACAAAGCTTAGGGACGGCATTAAAAAGCTCTTTAGTAACCTTGTTAATGGTCTTAAGAATGCGGGCGTTCTTGACGAAATTAGCGGCGGTATCGCAGCGTTTATAGGCCTTAAGTTAGGCGGCGCGTTCCTGAAGATATTACCGTCACTCATGCCGGCCCTCGCCTCAGGTCTTGGGGCACAGGCCCCCGCAGCAGTAGCTGGCGCTCTTGGCAGCGCGTTCAGTGGAGGCGCAGCCGTCGCTATCGGCGCCGCACTCGGACAGCAGTTATCCCACCATGTTATAGGACCTATCCTTGAAGCATTCGGATCAGCCGACGCAGAACTCTACAAGACTTGGACGTTTTTCGGTGACGAAGGGCTGTTTCAGGCCGGAATAGATTTCGCTGCTATGAAGGTCGATGATTTCAAAAAGACCCTCTCAAACTTTGTGGCTGCTCATAAGAATATATGGGAAAACATGACAAATGGAACGACCGTCATGGGCGAAAGTTTCCATTGGCTTCACGGCATAATTACCGGTGATTCGGCTGAGGTTGAGACCAGCTTAAACAACCTTAAGTCAAGGTTTACCGCTATCAAGGACACTTGGGCTGCGGAACACCCGATCATCACCGCGGGTTTTGAGGCAATAAAGAAAGCTGCTGATGAAAAAATGGGTCCCGTCAAGACGCTGCTTGAGGACGCGGGCAATTTCCTGAAAGATACTTTCTTCCCGAATTGGGACGAAACATGGTCCTCGGTATCCTCAGTCTTTAGCGATATTTGGGACGGCATGAAGTCGGTTGCAAAAGACGCGATCAACGCGATCATCGGGTTTATCAATGGACTCCTGAGTGGCGCCGGAAAGGGCCTTAACGGCTTTATATCGGGTGTTACATCGCTTAGTGGCGCCTCTATTGCCGGAAAGACGCTCAGCATAACCATACCTCAGATAAACATTCCTCAGATACCCTATCTTGCGGGCGGCGGTCTTGTCGGTCAGGGCAGCATGTTCGTAGCGGGTGAAGCCGGACCCGAGCTTGTAACCTCTTGGGGCAACGATTCGGCCGTACTCAATGTGGACCAGATCGTTGACGCTATCGCTCAGGGTGTGGCTATGGCAAGCGGCGGCGATATTACCATTCCTGTATATCTCGACGGCAATATCCTTGACAATGTAATTGTTACCGCTCAGCAGAGACAGAATATCCGATCAGGAGGCAGATAATGAGTGTAGATATAAGCGGGTACTTATTCCACTTAGACGCAGTAAATGACACAATAAAAGTCCAGCCCAAACATCAGGGCGGCTTAAAATGGTCGATAATGTCCATCCAGTCTGCTGATTCCGGCAGAGCTGAGGACGGCTCGATGATAGCCACTCTTGTCGCAAAGAAAAGAAAGCTTGAGATCAAGTATTCAAATCTTACACCCGACGAAGCAGCGGATATTCTGAGTTTTGTATGTGGCAATATGTTCTTTGATGTTACCTACTACGACTTTTTGGATAAGCAACAGGAAACAAGGACTTTTTATGTAGGCGATCGCTCAGGCGACTGGTACAACTACAACATCGAAAAAGGAATTGAAAACCTCGCATTCAACCTCATAGAACAGTAAATGTATAGTACATCAGCAGACTTTCAAAACAAAATAAAGTTATCTGAGAGAATGTTCATTTACTCAGGATCTATCGTAACCGTGGGCGGGACTACATACTCGTTCACGGGTGCGGATATTCGCTCAGGAAAGATCAACCGTGCGATCAGTGGAAATTCCCTTGAAATTGGCACGGTATATGCGTCAGAGCTTGACATAGACCTCGGGCTTTCGGTCAGCCGCTACGAGCTTTACGGTGCTGAAATCACGCTCAACATTCAGCTTGTGGGTGCTGCCGACATTATCCCTATGGGAATATTCACGATAGCCGAGATAAACCAGTCGTCCGACAGACTGCATATTAAGGCTTATGACAATATGCTTAAGTTTGACGACGTAAAATTTTCACCTTTAGGCCATATCACAATACAGTCGCCTTATGCTTGGCTGTCTGAGGCTTGCCTTGCTTGTGGCGTCACACTCGGCATGACTGTGGGCGAAATCGAGGGTATGCCTAACGGATACCGAGACACCGGTTTTGCCGACGTAGTAACCGACGCGTCCACGTGGCGCGATGTTATCGGATACCTCGGTGCTTATCTCGGCTCATTTGCATTTATCGGCAGAGACGGCGCCCTTTATTTGAAAAAGTACAAAGGCGTAGCTGACGACACAATCCCAGCCTCCTTCCGATATTCCTCAACTCTCTCCGATTATCGAACAACCTATGACGGCATATACGGCATAGATAAGGAGGCTGGAATACAGGAATATGTCGCTAACTCTAACACGGGCGGCTTAGTCTTGGACCTCGGCGTAAACCCGTTCATGCAGTTTGTCGGGCAGTCTGCAAGGCTCAGCGCTCTCGGTGAGATCATCGACGCATGGAACGGCATATATTATGTTCCTTTTGAAGCAGATATGCCGATGATCCCGACGTATGATGTGGGCGACGTTCTTGCGTTCACCGGAAATCAGGCAAGCGCTTACGACCTCGGTGCGATCACAGAGATCACTTATACTATCGGCGGCCAAATGCACGTTAAATGCGCCGGTGATAATCCGCTATTGGCGTCAGCTTCAGATAGGTTCACAAAAACCGTGGCCGGTCTGTCTGCTGATTATTCAAACGGACAGGAGATCGGTGGAAAAAATTTCTGGCTGCTGCATACGGAAAACACGTCGGCTCTCGTCGTGGGTTCAACTAAAACTGAGGTTGCTGAGATCGAGTTTAAACAGACAACAGACGTACAACGCATGGGCCTTATGTTTACATGTGAGGCCTCGTTATCGGCAACGGCAGTGGTTACGATTCTGATAACTGTTGACGACCTTCCCGAGTATGAGTTTGAGATCACAAAGCAGAAAGAAATCATCGGGAAAAAGCCTTTTACCGTAGACTGCGGATTCAGGATAACAGGAAAAGGGACACATGTAGCAAAAGTCTATATGACAGTAACCGACAATTCTCTTAAATGGAGCGATCTGGAATGAGCGCAACGATCGGAATAAACGACTTAAAATTTGTAATATTTGCAAGCGGCCACGATTATACCCTCGCAGATTCCGGCGACGGCGGAGTACAAGTCTTTTCACACCCGTTCGTCCCTCTCAATTCTGTTATGTATGCGGGAATGTGGTACTTCACCGTACCCGATGAAAACGGCGACCCTATGGACGCCGTAAAAGACGACATCGCACATTGTACTTTCACGCCCGCACTCGGTGACGCATTCACCACAGAGGGAGAGGTCACGGTTTCCTGTCATTATCACAGAGAGTACATCTACGCAGAGGAAACTGTTGTTGTTGATAAGACCGTCTCACAGAAGATCACGGTCGTTAATCACGGCACAGTTTCAAATTCGGCACATTGGAACAGTTCTTGGAGCGAGTACGCAAGAGTAGATATTTACTCGGACGGTTACGGCTTCTTTAGACCTATGACAACGACCGAGGTTGGGGCGAATGTCTATTGTTCGGACGTATTCAATACCATTGTTAAAACATCGTCTATCCCTTGGAGAGCGAGAAGCATAGGCAGACAGAGTAACCCGATGATTATAGGTCACGCATTGACCGACATATCGGAATTTGCATTCGCTGATGTCAGCAACGCAAAAATCATTTGCCTGTTATCAGATACCTACGTCGAGGATATATCAGCACTCGCAGAGTGGGACGTTTCCGAGTGCGAGGATATGGAACGGCTTTTGTCTTGGAACTCGAAAATCAAAGACATTTCCCCGTTGATAAATTGGAGAGGTTCAAAAGTTAAGACTTTACGAGACGGTTTTGCGGGTTGCGACTTGGAAACCTTGCACGGCTTGGAGAATTTCGACGGTGCAGACCTCGAAGATTTTTATGGAGCATTTCAGAACAACGCTAATTTGATCGATATATCAGCCTTGGGCGGTTGGAATACATCAAAGGTTAAGAATGTCGGTGGGTTGCTAATGGGTTGCTCAAAACTTGTAAGCCTTCACGGTTTGGAAAATCTCGATGTATCAAGTGTTGAAGATATGGACACGATGTTAAAAGGTTGTTCGAGACTTTCAAGCCTTGTCGCACTTGCGAATTGGAATGCCAAACCTAAAAGCCTTTATCAGTTTTGTGCGAATACTAACATCAATAGTCTTGACGGCTTGGAAAATCTCGATGTTTCGATCTGTACGAATTTCGAGAGTGCTTTTCAAGGTAATTTCTATCTCACGAATTGCGATGCCGTTTCGCTTTGGAATACATCGAGCGGAACAAATTTCGCTTATATGTTAAGCGGTGCGTATTGGCTTTCAACGGTCAAAGCATTCGAAAATTGGAATTTTGGTGGGAATTGCAATTCGATGTTTTTTGGTGCGAGCATTCTTTCCGTCAGCGATGTAATATTAAATCTTTCGAGAGTTTCAAACGCTTCGGGAATGTTCAACGCACAGGAGAAAGACTATTCCTCGAAACTCGGAAAAGACCTCATATACATCGGCACGGTATGGTATGACTCAAACGGCACAAAGTACACCGTAGGCGAGGTTGACGACGGAGAACACCCATTAAGCGTATATTCGAGGGACGCAAGCAATGCCGAAAATTGGACGGTCAGCGGTACGGGTCTTGGTGCTTTCCCGTCTACACGTTGGAGTAATTTACCTTCTTGGAATTAAGGGGGAACAATGGCAACATACACGACTAATTACAATTTAGAGAAACCCGAAGCGAGTGACCCGTTCGGAGATTTCCGAGAGAGTTACAACGGCAACCTCGACATTATAGATGCTAACCTCGGCGGTGGCGGTGGTGGCGGTGATGTAATGGACGTAGAGGTCAACGGCGTTTCTGTTGTTGACGGAAACAAAGTTGCCAAAATCACATCATACAAAGAGGTCACACAGGCACAGTATGACGCATTACCCGCAAGCAAACTCACCGACGGGATAGCCTATTTCATCAAAGACGGCGGTGGTTCGGGTTCGGGCGGTTCTTTCCTGTTGGTGATTACCGCAGACACAGGCGAAACGGTAACGGCGACGAAGGGCGGAACAACGCTCACGGCGACAGAGGTTTCAACGGGAGTATATGAGGTCGAGGTCACATCGGCGGGAACGTGGACATTATCAGACGGAACGAACACGGCGACGGTTGATGTTGGAATATACACCGCTACACTTTCAAGTGTTCCCGAAGGTTCGACAGTTCTCCCGACCGACGATGTGTCAATATGGCTTGCGTGTGGAGAGCGAACCGAGGGATATACCACACTCTCGCAAGTCTTGGGCGATAGCGTGTGTTTATCGGCTTTGCTCAATAACAACAACGCAAACGATTATCTCGTGCGGTCTACCACTTGGGCGAGTACGATTACCGCCGACAGTTCGGCTATGTCCTATATCGGCTTGAACAATTATTGTTCCAACACGCTCTTATCAGATTCAACGTGGAGAACGGCGATTTGCAACTCGACATACTTTGAAAGTGTGCTGAATGCCAAAGTTCCTGTAATGACAAGTGATACTACTCCCGAAGGCGAGGTTGGCGAAAGTGCGTATTTTAGTTCCGATAACAAAGGGTGGCGAGCATTCGACGGAACGGCAACAACTTTTTGGGCAATAGGGTCACCCACGAGAACGGGTTGGGTCTATTATCATTTTGTAAACCCCGTCAATGTTTTAAAAGTCGCCCTGCAAAATATCGACATCAACAGTTATTATATTTGTTCACCAAAAACTTTTACCATTGAAGGTTCTAACGATGGCGTAACATATACAACCATCACGAATTTAACAAACACAAATAATACCCGTGCCTATGTTAGTTCATACAATATAGCAAACGGTATCAAGTACACATATTATCGGTTTAATGTTTCAGATGTAAACCAAGCCGAGGGCGGTATTTCTATCGGTGAAATACAATTCTACGGAAGGAAAGATATATAAAACTTGTGGTGGCGGAATGGGTAGACGCATTGATAAAGTGCAAGCGGATTATAGTCCTTTAATTAAAACTCCGTATGTAAGGTTCAAATCCTTACCCACAAGTGAATTATTAAAAGGAGAGTAAATGGACGATATAAAAGCACTCGAAAAGAGAATATCGGTTCTTGAAAATCTCGTCGCCAATTACATCAAATCGCAGACAGACCGCAGACAGTACGACGGCTACGAAATGGACGGAGTACACAAGACCGAGGGCGAACATAGCGAAGCGATAGAGATTAACACATCGGATATGACAGACGTTAGAACCGCACTCGAAGAGGTCTACGAGATGATATTAGGAGAGTGATTTTATGGCGAGAATATATGCGACAAGTTGCGAACGTGACGGAAAGAATTTTAACGATGTACCCGCAAGGTTAAAGCCACAAGTGCGGGCGATAATTGAAGCCGACGGCTATATCATCAACGAGGACGGAACGGTCACGAAAGGGGAAATATGAGCGAGATTATTCTAAACGGTGTAGCCTATGCGGGCGGTTCGAGTGGCTCGGGCGATACGGTTTCTTGGACACAAGTTCAGCAGAGCGGGACGAAGATAGCAGAAATCGACATCAACGGTACATCACAGGACGTTTACGCACCGTCGGGCGGTGGCGGTGGTGGTAGTGACGACTACACAATGACCGAGCAAGTGGTCGGAACGTGGCTCGGAAAGCCTTTGTATCAGCAGACTATTCCGTTCAGCGGATTAAATTTCACGGGAAATGTTGACTATGCTTTCGATGTAAGTTCTTATGCGGTGAATGCCGAAAGAATATTCTTTATGCACGATATGAGTTTTTACATTGTCAGCAACGTGCAGAGAAGTTTTATTTATTCAAATTCATCTCCCGTGCAATCGACCTATGTGATGTTGAGAACAGAGGTCAACAGAAATAATGCCTCGGGATATGTTACCATTCGTTACACCAAGACCACAGATTAAAGGAGATAAGCCGATATGAATTTACTCAAAATTACTACAAGGAATGACGGTCAGATTATCCGTTCTCTTTTGAACTATCCCTCGGAGAACGAGGCACTTTCGGCTATGTACTACGAGTTATGGTACGCAACGAGCGACGAGAACACCCGCTCTATTATGGTCGAGTTGATTTCCGACGACGGACGGGTTGTTAAGTGCGAGAGATTTTCAAGACCCGCTGAGATCACCGAACCCGAGTTTTTTGACGATAAGGAGGAGTTATAATGAAATATGGAATAGACATTTCAGCATGGCAGAAAGGTTTTAATCTTGCCAACGCTAAGGCTCAGGGATTCACATATTGCATAGCAAAGGCTGGCGGCGCTGATTCAGGCTATTACAAAGACAAGTCTTTCGACAATTTTTGTATTCAGGCTGCGGCTAATGGAATGCAGTTAGGAGCCTATTATTTCGGACACGCCTTTTCTCAGGCCGACGCGATCAAAGAGGCCAATTATTTCATCCAGTACCTCGCTGGAAAGACGATCACTCATGTTTATTATGACGTCGAGGGATCAATGCTTAATCAGGGATACCAGCATTTGACCGATATCATCAACGCATTTTGCCAGACGATGATAAATAACGGCTACGCTTGCGGTATCTATACCTCAGAAAGCCATTTCAATTCAAGGTTTAACGACGCGCAACTTGTGATGTTTCCTCACTGGGTTGCGAGATATTCAACGAAGCCGCCCACGCTCAAGAGCATAGCCCCTGTTGAGATATGGCAGTACGGCGGCTCAGTCAATTATATCCGTGATCCTAAGATCGCTGGCACCACGGTCGATCAGGACCAGATCAATATAGAGTGGGCCGACGCGCCGAACCTTGCAGTAGTGCCCGTTATAGTTGATGTTTCACCGAAAAAGAGTGTCGATCAGCTTGCTATCGAGGTTTTGGCCGGTGAATGGGATAACGGTGTAATGAGAAAAATAAAACTTACGCTTGCCGGATACGATTACTCAGCAGTTCAGAAAAGAGTTAATGAGATCGTAGAGCAGCGCAAGGAAACCAAAAAGGCGTATGTCGTTGTTAAGGGTGATACACTTTCCGGAATAGCAAAGCGATACAACACTACATGGCAGCGTCTTGCCTTAGTGAACAAGATCGAGAACCCTAACAAGATAGAGATAGGACAGTATATTATAATCGCGTGAGGTAAAACATGGGTGACAACGAGTATCTTTCAATATCAGTCCACAATGAGTTTGTGAAAAGAATGGAAGAAGAAAACCACAGGCAGAATAAGCGCATTGAGGTTATTGAAGATCATGTGTGCGAAATAACCAAAATCGCTACCAACGTCGAAAAGCTGGCTATAAACATGGAGCACATGGTAGGCGAGCTTAAAGATCAGGGTGTCCGTATTAAGACGCTCGAAGATCGAGACGGTGAAATGTGGCGTAAAGTTGTGGCATATTTCCTTACGTCGATTATTTCAGCCACTATTGGCTATTTTTCCAGTAAATTAGGTTTATAAGAGGAGGAAAAAATGATGGAAGGTATTTTTGGTATTATCACGGTCCCTACGATCATGGCACTTAGTTATTTCTGTGGAATGTGCGCTAAGGCCTCACCGATCAACGACAAGTTTATACCTATCGTATGTGGTTTGTCCGGAATTGTTCTCGGCGTTGTTGGATATTTCGTAATGCCGGATTTCCCCGCGTCAGATATTCTTACCGCCATGGGTATAGGTGTTGCTTCAGGGCTTGCAGCGACCGGCGTTAATCAGATCATCAAACAGTTAAAGGAAGCATGACATGAACGAGCGTGATCCGGTTAGCATTCCTTTTTGTGCACTTGAGAGCATGATGTATTTGCAGTCAAAGACCGTAAAAAGATTATGGGCCATGTGCATACTCTTAATAGTTCTGCTTGTAGGGACAAACGCCCTGTGGCTGTACTATGAAAGCCAATTTGCATACATCGAGGAATCCGTCGAACAGGAGATAGATACCGGTGACGGCGATACCACGGTAATAGGCATAGGAGATTATTATGGCAAGAATTAGGCAAACAATTACGAGACGGATAAGAGTTAGACGTACCGGCGGCACTACCGGATATCATACTTGCCCTCACTGCAAAGGAACCGGCCGCGTGAGAAATGTAGGCCGGAAGCCCAGACGATAATGATACCCGAGAACATATCCAAAACAGAAATTGACGCCTTGATCGAGGAATGGATCATCGGCAAGAATGCTGAGAGAGACAAGGCCATTATCCGAAGAAGGCTTTTTAGCGGTATGACCTATGAAATTCTGAGTTTGGAATTTGATTTATCTGTCCGTCAGGTAAAGAACATTGTCTATAAATGCGAGAACCGGATATTCTCACACATGAAAAAGTGAACAGCGCCTAAAGGGCATGAACACATTTAATAGAGCTTTGATCTGGAAGGGTCAGAGTTCTATTTTTTGTGCACAAAAATTGCACGAAACTTGCCTTTTTATTTCATTTTCTGAAAAGCGTTTTGATGATGAAATAGTCATACAAGGAGAAAAAAATCATGTGGATAGAATACAACCCTAACCCGACAGGCAGAAGTGTAGACGACTGCGCAGTTAGAGCCGTTTCAAAGGCTCTTGATACGGACTGGGAAACCGCATATATAATGCTCTGTTCAAACGGCCTTGCTATGGGCGATATGCCTCATGCCGATTCTGTCTGGGGGTCTGTACTTCGTGAAAAAGGCTTCAGCCGTAAAACAATTCCCAATTTTTGCCCTAATTGTTATACCATTCGAGACTTCTGCAAAGACAACCCCTCGGGCGTCTTTGTTGTGGGGACCGGAACCCATACTGCGGCTATCGTAGACGGCGATCTATTCGATTCTTGGGATAGTTCGCGGGAAATTCCAATTTATTTTTGGTATAGAAAGGAGTAAACAATGCCTAATTTCTTTAACCCTTATCAGTATCCTCAGCAGTACGGATACCCAATTCAGCAGCCTCAGCCATTACAGCAGCCAATTCAGCAGCCGGCACAACCTCAGATACAAAATGGGGGCTTTTTATCGGCACCTAACGAGGCTTACGCAAGGAATTATCAGGTTGCACTCGGTACGAGCGTGACATTCAAGGACGAAAACGCGCCTTATGTCTATGAAAAGACGATGGGCTTTTCGCAGCTTGAGGGCCCTAAGTTTGAAAAGTACAGGCTGATAAAAGAAGAGGCCGACGCGCCCAATGAACAGGTCCGCCAGAAGTTACAGGCCCTTATGTCAGAGGCGTAATTACTTAAGTAAAAACTTAAGTTGGTGGCTCCCGCTATCCATGCGGCATGGTTTAAAAAGCCTTGACTTTTCGGACTATATGAATTATAGTGAACCTTTGTGAACGGTCAATAATGTCCGTCGGAGTCACTACAAGCCTTGAAAAACAAAGAGAAAGACGGTCTTACTTAAGCTGATAATTAAGTAGGCCGTCTTTTTTTCTTACCCTATGAGCCGTATTCCGTTCAAAAGCTTGTTTTCTTTATCCTTTAATTCCTCAAGGCGGTGCAGATAGATCGCTTTCGTTATTCCGCTGTCCTCATGTCCGAGGCGACTGGATATTGCCTCAAGATTTAAGCCGCGTGCGGCCAACATCGAACAGTGCGTGTGCCTGAGGGCGTGGGGCGTCAGCCGGCGCCTCAGGACCTTTTCGGATACTTCCCCGAGATATTTGCAATAAGCGTGGTAACTCAGATAACCGCCGTCGGTATCAGGGAAAAATATATCCGACTCGTACCCACAAGCCTCCGCTTGTTTCTTACAAAAGTCCAAAATCTGATTAATGCAGTCTCTTAATTCGTCCTGAATGAATACCTCACGCACAGACGCGATCGACTTAGGGGTTGATATGATCTGGTTGTTTGCGTCGTAGGTCTTTGTCACTCTTATTGATCGTCCGTACACGTCCATTTTATTTAAAGCTATTGCTTCACCGACTCTGAGCCCGCTGAGACATAAGAAAGTGCTGAGCAAGCGCCAGCGTTCTTCTTTCATGCTGTCAAGCAGCAGCGTCATTTCCTTAAATTCGAGGTATTTATCCTGTATGCGTGTCTTTTCCGGTGTATCTGCAAATGCTTTGAGCTTATCGGCAACCTCAGAGCTCTTTACATAATCATTTTGATAAGCCCAGCGCCACATAGCCTTGAAATGCTTAAGGTATCCGTTTAATGTACGGTTAGACTTACCCGAGGCGAGTAGTTTCTGCCGAACAAGGCCGGCGTTGATCGTTTCAATATAAGCTTCGCCGTAAATTTCCAGAAACATTTTGAGCTCTATTCCGACTTTGCGCTGCGTCGAGGCCTTTGTAATGCTTTCCTGATCCTTAAGATATTCCTCAATGAGCTTAGACAAAAGCATTCGGGTATCGCTCATTTTGGCTATCTTGCTTTCGAGCCGCTTGTATGCGTCCTGTTCTGCCTTTTTGCCGGTGCCGTTTACCGTAACTGATACGGTCTTACTCAGGCCGGTTTTGGGATCAACAACCTTTTCCTGACACAAGCCTTTACTTGTTATCCACATTTTGACCTCCTTTCATTATAAGGTTGGCGTATTTGATTAGCCGCGCTGTTTGTTCACCTATTACTAATTCGTAGGGCTCTATCTCTAAAGCGCGGGCGAGGTCGGCGCATTTAGTCTGCGTAACATCAACCTGTCCGGTTTCAATTTTACTTATTGAAGCTGAGGGGTTGGTCCCGTCAACATAGCCGGCCTTTATGCCGAGCTCTTTTTGTGTCATGCCTAACTTCTCGCGATAAAAGCGGACCCGCCTACCAAAGTTCAAAAGATACTGTTTTTTCTCGTTTTCTTCCATTATCAGCACCTCCTTTCCACCTACATAATAAACTGTAATTTTAAATTTGTAAACTATTTTATTAAAATGTGCTTGACAAAATTAAAACGACGTTTTAATATTCGATTAGCGGTTGATTTTAACAGAAAGGAGAAAATAGTAGAATGACAGATCGCTCTAAATTTGTATATGTTGTGAACCGGAACGGAAAAAAGCTCTACGAGGTGGCTGCGGCCATGGGAATAAGCCCTCAGAGCTTGAGCTACAAACTCGGAAATACTTATCCTTTTACAGCGGCGGAAATGAATAAGTTTCGTGAAATGTTCCCCGATGTAACCCCCGAGGAGTTCCAGAGCATTTTTTTTGCCGCAGAATTAGCGGCCGAAGCTAATGCGTAACTGGTTAGGCTGGGAGGATATAGCCGCTGCTTTTAAAGTAGGTCGTACAACCGCGTTTTCCTTAATAGACGAATACGAAAAGTCCGGCGGCGAGGTCTTTAAGCCAAAACCCAAAATACGCAGAGTACCCGAAAAAGAGTTCACTGAGTTTTTCACCAAGCGAGGAAGGAAATGAGGAATTATCTATTATGTCTGTTCTCAATGGCCGTAGGCATAGTCATCGGAATAGGAGCTTACGGAAACTATCTATCCCTTAATCCACAGGAACCGGAAGTCATAACTGAATACGTTTATATCGAGCCTGAGAAAATTGTCGAACCCCAGTATGTCTACATACCTTTTGAGGAAATTTCTTTTCGTAATCATACCGAGCGCGAGGAATGGTGTATGAAAGATCTGGCTATGCGCGAGGGCGAGGGTGAGGGCGTTATAGGAATGCTCTGGATCATGTATACGCTTGAGTGCCGGTGTGAGACCTTCGGACATTCCATTGAAGAGGAATGGGCCGGCAGCGCTTTTATATCCTCAATGAACCGCAGCGGGTTAGAGCCAAATGAGGACTGTCTTAAGGCATACGAGATATTCCGAGAGGGATGGGAGCCGAGGCCCCTGTACTTTGGCCGTAACTACTATCACTCATTTGCAACAGATTTATGCCAAGTAGGAAATCATTGTTTTTCATCAAAGTAGAGGAGGCAAAAATGGCAGACAAGAACGAAAACCAGTTAGTAGCTGCGTCGTCCAAGGGCTACAACTACAAATACACATCGCTTGCCGATCTTGTGAAACAGGACATTAAGTTACCGCCTATGAGAGTGGCAACGCTTGAGAGTGCAGACGGAACCCCCGTTATCATCGACGGCCAGCCGGTCGAATACATCGAAGCCAAGGTTGGCGATGACTGGATAAGAGGCGCGAGAATAGTCGTTCCTAAGGGAAAGCAGACTAACGCAACTCAGGACTACGGCGCAGCGCTTACTTATGCAAGAAGATACACGGCGCTTACCGTCCTCGGTATTGCTTGCGACTCGGACGACAAGATCGAAAAAAACAATTTCAAGGCTAAGGGAAAAGAGGAATTTGACGAGGCCGAGAGATATGCAGAGCTTGAAGCATTGTGGAAACAGGCCGGCGGGCATGAGGGATTTGAGGACTGGTTCGAGAAGAGCACACCTAAGGGTTTTAACCCGTCATCGTACGCAGACCTTAAGGCTAAGATCATGGAACGTATCAACAAAAAGTAGGAGGTTCAGACATGGCTAACAAGAGCAAACACGCTAAGAGGAGCAGTTATTCATCACATCAGGCAGCGCCCTATTCAATGTTTCAGGCCAGAGCAAGGGTCAAGAAAGCAAAGAAGGAACAGGCCAAGGCGTTTGCCGGAATTTTGAGAGGAGGAAACAAGTAATGGGTGAGGATAAGAGAACTATTGAGATCAATGGAATAAAGCTTGAGGTTGATATGAGGTCTGCCCGCAGAATTGACGAGTTTAAGGTGGGCGATTCCGTCAAGGTCCTCGACAGTAGAGACGACAGGAATGTAATGAGGTCCGGCGTTATAACCGACTTTGCCAATTTCAAGGAGCTGCCGACGATCATGGTTGCGGTTTACAAGGAAGGCTCTTACTGGGAAAGGCCGACTATCGAGTTTATTCCCTTCAACGCTGAGACTAAGGACATTGAAATTGTGGGCGTTAGCGCAGAGGAAATCATCGTTTCAAGAGATACCGTAGTCCAGAAGTTTGATGACGAGATCACAAAAAAGAGAGACGAGCTTAACGATCTCATTATCAAGCGCGACACATTCGTAAAGTATTTCGGAAAAGGACAGGGGGACAACGACCATGAATAAGGTTATATTAATGGGCCGCTTGACCCGTGATCCCGAGATCACATCAACGGCAGCCGGCAGCACTTTTGCAAGGTTCAGCTTAGCCGTAGATCGCAGATTTAAGAGAGAGGGCGAGCCGACAGCAGATTTTTTTAACTGCACAACGTTCGGCAAAAACGCTGAGTTTATCGAGAGATATGTAAAAAAGGGAACCAAGCTGGTCGTTTCCGGCCGCCTTGAAAATAACAATTACACGAACAAACAGGGCGAAAAGGTCTATGAAAACCGTGTAATTGTTGAGGAGGTTGAGTTTGCAGAGTCCAAGAACGCCGCAAGTGAGGCAGAAAAAGAGGAACCCAAAGAGGCAGCTCAGGATACCTTTTTGAATGTACCCGAGGGACTTGTTGAGGAGCTCCCGTTCAGCTAAGGAGGCACACATGGAAAAGAGACGATACGGACAGGACATAACCCTTGAAACCCGTGCAGAGGCCCACGAAACCGTAGACAAGAAAAAGCGGTACATGCAGATCATTTCTATACTTTGTTTCCACCCGAGCGGGCTCACCGCTAAGGAAATCGCGGTCCAGATGTATTTATATGGCTGGATACCTTCATCAGAGCGGAATTTCACGGCACCGAGGCTTACCGAATTATGTGAGGCTGGAAAGATCGAGCCGATAGGCAAGAGAGTGTGTCAGTTTTCCGGAAAGAAAGTCACGGTTTATGCGTTAAGGAGGGTTAATGAGGTACGGACTGCCCTATAAAGGCTCAAAGAATGCCATAGCAGAGTGGATAATCACTAATCTGCCGGCCGCGGATACATTTTGTGATTTATTCATGGGCGGCGGGGCCATAACCCATTGTGCCATGAAATCAGGAAAGTACAAACATTTTGTCATCAACGACATAGATTCACGCCTTCCTGAGTTTTTCATCGACTGTATTCACGGAAAGTACACGCCCGAGAGCCATACCGAATGGATAACCCGTGAGGAGTTCAACATCAGAAAAGAGACAGACGCTTATATTGCACTTGTCTGGTCTTTTGGCAACAACGGCAAGGACTACTTATACGGTACGGATATTGAGGACATAAAGCACGCATATCACAACGCCGTTTATTTTGGCGATATGTCCGGCTTACATCGGTTCGGCTTTAAAATATCGGCCCCCGATCAGAAGGGCATTTATGAGCGATATCGGGATATTCAGAGACAGATAAAAGCTCAGATAGCCGGTGCTCAGCAAGAGATCATCGCCCGACAAAGTGAAATCGAAAGGCTGCAACGCCTGAAAAACCTCCAATGTTCCGAGGCTTTACATGGATTATCCGGCTTGACCCACTTGAAAACTGCCGAGTTAAAGCCATACGGAATTGATTATCAGGCGGTGCCGATACCTGAGGGCTCATTGATTTACTGCGATATCCCGTATCTCGGTACAAACTGCGGCAAATACGTTGGCTTCGATCACGAAAGGTTTTACCAGTGGGCGTGGGAACAGGACAACATTTATATATCTGAGTACCGAATGCCCGATGACTTTATCGAGGTTGCCAACATCAGCAAATCAGTGTTGTCCGCCTCAAATGGAAACGGCAACACCGCTGAGGAAAAGATATTCACAAATCGTAGGACTTACGATCAATTAAGCCCCGACGTAAAAGAGAGAATATCATTCGACACCGCAAAGCAGACAACCTTGTTCGATATGGGCTACTGCCCTTGTGAGGAGTGAAAAGGCAAATGATAACACTATTCAATGATGACTGCCTTGAGGTTTTTAAGCAGATCCCCGACGAAAGCATTGACTGTGTTGTGACTGACTGCCCGTATCACATCGTAAGCGGCGGCTGCACAAATGACGCGGTAAAGATAGGCCGTACAAGAGAGTGCGGCGGGATATTCCAAAAAAGAAAGACCGATAAAGGTAACTATCTTTTGACAAACAGTAAGCACATCACTTTATGCGGGAACGTCTTAAATGATTCTCTTACTTATACCAAACAGGGAAAGCTGTTTAAGTTCAATGAGATCGAGTTTTCTGAGTGGCTACCGGAATTGTATCGGGTCCTGAAGCCGAATACGCATTGTTACGTTATGATAAACGCCCGAAATCTTAAAGACTTGCAGATCGCAGCAGAGGGGGCGGGGTTCGTTTTCCAGCAGCTCATTATATGGGATAAAGGAAATTTAACCCCTAACAAATATTATCTTAACGCTTACGAGCTGATTCTTATGCTCAGAAAAGGCAAGGCCCGCAAGATCAACAACATGGGGACCAGCAATATCCTGAGGATCCCAAATATCACAAGGACAAAGAAGCACCCGACAGAGAAACCCGCAGCTCTTATGCGTATCTTAATTGAGAACAGCACAAGCGAAGGCGATGTTGTACTTGACCCGTTCATGGGTGTAGGCGGGACCGGAATAGCGTGTAGAGAGGCCAAGAGAGACTTTATCGGCATTGAGATCGACGAAACGTATTTCAATATCGCAGATCAGCAGATAAACGAGCCGAATAAAGACAGTGCACAAATGACAATAGAGGAATACTGGGGGAACGAATGAAAAAATACATACCAAGCATAGTACAGACCGGTGAGGCTCAGTGCTATGTATGCCACCGAAAAGGCTGCGAGTTACAAATTCATCACTGTATTGCCGGCCGCGGTAACAGGGCTATATGTACGGAATGGGGTTTGACTGTTTGGATTTGTCCTAAGTGCCATGAACAGTTACACGATCACTCAGTACAGTACAGGCGGATACAGGCAGACGCGCAGCGGGCGTTCATAAAAGCCAAAAGGAAGGAGGGTTATCCAGAGGACGTGGCTAAGGACTTGTGGTATTCCCGTTTTCTGAAATTCTACGACTATGAGTAATTTAGGAAAGCAATTTGAACAGATCATCGGCAAGGCGTTTGAAGCATACCCCAGTACATCGGTAGATAGGATCCCCGATCAGACAATGCGCTATAAGGGCCGCAAAAATGTATCCGACTTTATCGTTTACCGGTGCCCCGATCTCTATTATGTCGAATGCAAGACCGTACACGGTAATACGCTGCCGTTTGCAAACATTACTCAGTTTGACGCGCTTATGGAAAAAACCAAGATATACGGCGTACAGGCGGGTGTCTTGTGTTGGTGGGTAGATAAGGACGTGACGAGATGGCTGCCGATAGAGCGACTTGCAATATGCAGAGCTGAGGGCGCCAAGAGCATAAGGTTTGATGATCCCTTGAATGATAGCAAAATCATCACAGGGCGAAAGAAAAAAGTGTTTTTCACTTACGATCTAAGCTCATTTTTCAATTAATCAGGAGGCAGACGTGGATAGCGTAAAAGGAAAGATAGTTGTAACAAGCAAGGAAAGGACCCCTTACGATATAGCAATTTCCGAGCTTGAGGAAAAGTTCAAGGACGGCGAGATCGAGATATATGAGGTCTCAGAATTGGCTTCGGCCGTCGTGTGGATGTTCAAGAGGGCGTGTGACGCCGCGTATTTTGCGGACAACGCTACGAAAATGGGTTTCGAGTATGTGCATAGGGAGGTGAGTTAATGGGAAGATCAGAGGATTTAAAGGACGCAAAGGTTGATAAGCCCTTAGTATATGACAGCGGTTTCTCAGACCTTGTTCCTGTATTCACGACAGACGGTAGGTTGACCGGCGCTCAGTATTGCAGCAAGGACGGATACTGGTACGGCGAGGGCGGCGAGACATTCGGAAACGTCAGCCATTGGTTAGATCATGTACCGTGGCCGAGAACATTTAAACCTGATTATACACTTTACGGCGGCGAGCCTTGAGGAGGACAACATGAATATTTTTATCGCAGCACTTTTCTGGATGATAGGTCTCAAATTGCAAATGACTAATTGGTACTACCTTGTTATTTGCCTCGGTGTAATATTTCAGTTTTTGATAGGTGCGGCCAAGAATGCCAGCCACACCGAGGGAGGCGCCGAATGACTGTATATACGGCGAGAATAGAGGTTCCCGATAATGCGACCTATTCAGAAATTGTTGACGCTCAGCTTTGCGCCGTTTGGCAAGTAGAGACAAAGGTAACGAAAGAAGATCGCATGAGAAAGACCAATATTGAGGGTAAATGTGCAACGTGCAAATGGTTTCACCCTTTAATAGTCGATGGGGCCAAATCATACGGCGACTGCAAAAACTACGACGCAAACATAACTGTCAGGTTCGGCCGGAGCCGTACTCAGACTTGCAAAGCATACAAGAGGAAGAGCGAATGAAAAACGCGATCAGAGTTGATGAAATAGACGCTTATTTGCGGGACGGCGGCTCAATAGAGGAATTGCTTATTGAATGCGAGCCGTCAGACAAAAAGCGGCAGTTCGGCCGCGTCGGCATGGAGGTAGACGTTGAAAAGGACTTGAGATCATCGGCGCGTACCTCAAACAACCGATGAAGGGAGGTGACAGAGTGTTAGACAAAATACAGATTATGACCGGTGACTTCGACGAGACAGTAAACGCCATGTCTGATGAAAGTGTCGGAAAGCTTTTCAAAGCTATTTTTGCTTTTGCTAACGACTGCGAACCGGAAAATATTAAGGACAACGAGCTTGTTGCCCCGACATATTTCAACCTGAGAAATCATATTATGCGCCTTGAGGAAGCGAGACAAAGCAAGTCTCATGCCGGCAGAAACGGCGGGCTCAAGGGCGGCGCACCGGCTGGAAATCATAACGCAAGTAAAATAAAGCAGAACAAAGCAGAACAAAGCAAAACTAAGCAAAACAATGCTCCTATACCTAATCCTATACCTATACCTAAAGAGATAAATACTAATGTCGAGGAGATCGTCTCTTACCTGAATGAAAAAACAGGAAAAAGGTTTCAGTGCAAGGGTGAAACGGTCAAGTATATAAACGGCAGAATTAATGACGGATATACGGTTGATGATTTTAAAAAGGTTATCGACAAAAAGACCCGCAAGTGGAAAAACGACCCTAAAATGTGTGAGTTCTTGAGACCGAGCACGTTATTTGCGCCGAGCCACTTTGACGAATACCTGAATGAACCCGACACAGATCCCGTCGTCGTCAGGCCGACACAATTCAATACCGGTTTACAAAGGGCTGATTATGACATGGCCGAGCTTGAGAGGAGGCTGGTAAGGAATTGAAAAAACAAAAGACATGGAAACCGAGGTTCGATTTTGACAGTTCCGTTGAGGTAAATAAAAAGCAGCTCTGCCCGTTCTGCAAAAATCAGACCTACGATTTTTTGGGCTTGCCCCGCTGCAAAGTAAGTGAGTGCGTTTTTGATGAAAAGGAGAACGTCGATGATAGAGAGAATTGAGTTTTACCAGCGTTACAAAATGACCCCGCAGCATTTCGTACACAAGATCAGGTATGAGGGCCCGTTTGAGAAAAAGGGACATGCCCTTAACCTTGTATCCGTCGAAAAAGATAGAGCCAACGGTGACGCATTTATGAGATTTACAGACAACGGCGTTGAGGAAATTGTCGATCTCAGGCCGCACTGGGAACGTGGTTCATCAGAACCTATCCACTGCACCCGTGACGGGGCTATGAATTTGATTAGAGCCGTCTATGCTCAGACTGCAAAGGACCTTGAGGAACTTTACGCCGGAGGTGAGGCCTCCCTTATCGTTGAAAAGAACGTAGGCGAAAAGATTACAGATTATTGGAACCGCAAGACTGCGATGTATCGCAAGGAAGTCAGGAAGTGTGAAGAATTACTCGGTCCCACTTTAAGCCGTTACACAATGATAAAGGCCTACTACGTCAGGAATAAAATGTCAGTTGAGGATATTGCCCGCGTAATGAAGGAGACTCCGAGACACATGGCTTGCGTGATAGAGCGTTTGGGGCTGGATCGCACGGAAACGGTCAAGGACGGCCGCGTAGAGTATGTGGACGAGGAAATTATCAACTGAGATTTTAATAGCCGCTGCTGGCCAAAATAAGAGGAATAAAGACGATGTTAGGAATAGGAAAAAGTTTCATTCCGTTTGGAACCGGAAAACACAATTTTGGATACCTACCCGATCCACTCGAGCCTGAGGAGACCGAATGTGACGGGACATATCAGGCCGGTAGCTGCGAATGCTGCGACAGATTTGAGGAATGTATGACGATCTGGGAAAGCGAGGACGAATGACTAAGCATGAAGAGGATATTATTGGCGGCTTAAACATGACTGGGCAGATCAGTGACGAGGCATACAAGCAGATTATGATACACGCTCAGGAAGAGACTGAAATTGACGATGTACTTGCAGATATAAGAGAGCAGATACACAACGCAAAAGTCCCGAAGAACCAAATGAGCTTTTTCCGCGACGGAATTAATTATGCTTTGAATATTATCGACAAGTACAGAGAAAGTGAGGTAAAGCCGAATGACGATAACAACCCACAGAGTTAAACAGTATAATTCGACTTGCAAGACAGTTGTATGTGTTAATAATACGCCAATATGTATCGTTTCGGGCAACGGCAAAACCTTATCGAATATTGTTTCGTATCTGTCGGGATATAAAACCGAGATAGCAGACGGACAAGTAAAAAAGGCACTTGATAAGTGCATAGGCAAGGCAGAAAGCGAGGAATGAATGACTATTAGAGAGGTTATAAACATTTTAATGGACGCACCCGACAAAGATAAGCCGTTTATTACTGAAGGTCGCAAGGATATATTTACCGAACTTGAAACCGAATGGGGACAAGCCGAGGTTGTAAGAATTGTAAATTGCGGTTGGGCAAGTGTTGCAGAACTTAAAGAGCCGAATTGATAGCAGAAAGTGAGGATAAGGAATGACAGTAAGAACCAAAGGCGAACAGAAAGCATACCTTGACGGATATGAAATGTGTGCGGAGTGTATCGAGAAGTATCTGTCAGACGAGGGCAAGAAAAAGTTGGAGTGCTTGCTTTCTGCCGTAAGAAATGCCGTTGAAATCGAAGATATCATATCCGCAGAACCTTGTGAGGATTGTATCAGACGAACCGAGGTAATCAAAGCAATAGACGAGCGAGAAGATGTGAACGGCAAGGTCAACGCAGAGGATATCAGAACGGATATTGTGACAATGCCAAGTGTTCAGCCTAAAAAGGGAGAGTGGATCCCAATAACCAAAAGACCCGTGACAAATGAGGAACAGGAACTTTACGAAGATCAGGAGCTTTATCTTGAGGGGATGATGATTTTGACCTGTCCCTTGCCTGATGACGGGGAGGAAGTGCTTATTACGATCTATGGCGGGGTAGAAACTGATACCTTTTATAAGGACAACGACGGGTGCTATTTCGAAGGCAGAGATATTGACGATGTAATTGCATGGCAGAAAAAGCCCGAACCCTATAAGGAAAGTGAGGTTATAAATGGATCTCAGGAGATTTAATAAGCCTATTCATTTCACCTGTCCCAAATGCCGTACAGATTTTGAGTTTAACGGCGGAAAATTGGCTCAGCAGAAAGCCGATATGGCCTATCAGATAACGGTAATAAAGGCCAAAATGCAAGCGCACAGGAACGAATACGGCAAGGATAAGTATTATTTCCAGCTTGTGAAAAAAGAAAAAGAGCTGACAGCAGAATACGCAAAGGTCAAAAGACTGGTTCAGCTTGCATGTGAGCAGAGTGAGGCGCAGCTTTTTATTCTTTTCAAAAAAGAGTGCATGGCCCGTTTTGGCAAGGAAGAGATCATCAAAATACTTAAGGACTGCGAAGATCAAATGTCATACCGAACCTATGATATGGCAATTCAGGATCATAACACCTTTGACGGAATGTGATGAAAAAGAGCGGGCAGAAAGAGAGGAACGATGGATAAATACATTTGTGAATGCTGCGGGGGAAAAATAAACCCTTACACAATGACATGCGAATACTGCGGCACACAGTATAAAAAAGAGGACGAAAAGGCATTCCGGATAGAGACTTTTCAGGCGCCGGTGCAGACCTTTAAGTGCGCATACGATATACCGAATGAGTTTATTATCAGAGATCCTAAGTCAGCTTCGTTGGCGGTTATAAATCACCTTGCTAATGAGTTGGCCGAAGTAATTGCGCCGTACTGCGAATATCAGATCGAGGACGACCCGTTCAGAAGTCAGAAAAGAGTACATGCACGGATAAAGATAATTGAGCCTGTCAACAAGGGGCTGAGAATAGGGGGGGTGAGTGAATGACAAGGAGGAAGTATCGAATAGGAAAGAGAATTAAGACAATGGCTGAGTTCAGCCGCAGCAATAGCCGGTTCTTTATGGTGTCGTTCGGAGCCATACCGAGGACTATACACCGCGGTTTTCTTGAGGCGTGGCAGTATCACACATTAGACATGTTTATCAAGCGCGGCCAGATCTGGGAGGCAAAGAAAAAGGAGGCTGAGAATGGAAAATAATTTTCAGGACTGGTACGACGAAATGCTCAAAGAGGCAGCAAAGGCCGAGAATTTGAGAAGATTTCAGGAAATGATAGACAATAAAACACTTGTCGAGCCGGTTCTTGTTATGCACCCGATACACAAAGACATGATTAAGTCATCAGGTTTACGCGTAGTTGTAGTGTGGAACCAGAACATGGACGAAGATAAGGCCTATATGATAACAGATCCCAAACTGGCCGACATGCTGAGACATGCTGCAAAAATACCAAAAATGTAGAGGGGGAATTTCAAATGACAAAATTTGAGGAAACGAAAATTCTGGTTGAGACTTATACAGAAATGGCCGAGAACGGTATCAAAGTTGGGATCAACCCTATATTGCTCGATATTGCTGTATCTCTGTCGATAATTGCAGACAAATTAAATGAGGAGGTCAAAAAAAGATGATGACAAAAGACGACGCACTTAAGTTACATGAGCACTTATCAGCTATGCAGAAGGCACTTGCCGACGCCCAGAAAGCGCTGGATAAGTACAACCGAGAGCTTGACGGGTACAATGCGATCAAGTCAAGGCTGTCCGAGGAAGAGGATAAGATCGACGACGCCGTAGGCGCTGTGTATGCCGGAATAGTCGGCGCCAAGAGGAATGTTTAGGTATCTGCCGTTTGAGTATGTAAGCCCGTACAACGGCTGCAAAGGGGTCTTATATGATGAAACCTTTACCATATATGACCCCGACGGCAGCGTGATTTATACCCAGCCGTGGCATTGTGGCGATGATTCATACTCAAAATGGTTATGCAAGGTCCGGACGGACGAATACCCGCTCATGTTCGAGCGGCTTAAGAAATTAGAGGAGGACGTAAAACGTGAGTTTGAAATTGACGAATGATAATTACTATTCACTCGAAGCCGATGAAGCTTATATGTCTGTGAGCCAGCTAAAAGATTTCAAGGGCACATGGGGTATAAAGGGCTGTGAGTTTATGGCTATGGAACGTCTGAAGGGTAATTATCCTGAGAAAAAGGGGCTCCCGCTGCTGGTAGGTGGATATGTTGACGCGTACTTCGAGGGTTCCCTTGAAAAATATAAGGCCGATCATCCTGAGATTATCAAAAAGGACGGCAGCCTTAAGGCAGATTTTGTTCAGGCCGACGCGATCATCGAAAGGGTGCAGCGTGACCCGATGTTTATGTATTACATGTCCGGTGAAAAACAGGTTATTATGACCGGCGATATAGCGGGCGTAGAGTGGAAAATAAAGATAGATTCACTTTTGCCCGATACAATAGTCGATCTCAAAGTAATGTCCCAAATTGACCGTAATAAATGGGTTGAGGACATAGGAGAATACCTTGATTTTGTAAGATACTGGGGATACGATATTCAGGGGGCCGTATATCAGGAGATCGTAAAGCAGAACACTGGAAAGAAACTGCCGTTCGTAATTGCAGCGGTGACAAAAGAGGATGAGCCAAACATAGAATTGATAGAGGTCGATCAAGTGTATCTCGATGAAGCCCTCGCAAGGGTAAAAAGAGAAACGCCCTTAGTCGCTGATATTAAATCAGGACTAACTGATCCCGAAAAATGTGGTGTGTGTGGCTGCTGCCGCAGAAACAAGGTTCTGCTTGAGCCGATCAAGCTGTCTATGTTGGCAAATCAGAAATGAGGGGTATTATGAGAAAATCGAATCCGGCACCGTCAACTAAGAGATGGCGCAAATGGTACGACAAACACGGGGATCCGACCCGTAAAGAGCGCCGTATGAAATGGGAGGCTTCACTCGGAAAGAATAAGGTGAGGCAGAAGGAAAGGGAATACATGAGGAAATACAGAAAAACTCACCCCAACGCTTGACAGTCAGGGTGAGCCGTTGATAAAATATTCTCGAACAAATGTTTGCGGATAAAATACTCTGTTCTTCCTACATCATCACCTACTGCGGAAAAGGGGCCGACCGATCATCGGCCCTTTTTTCGTGCTGCAAATCACTGTTTTGGTGTGAATATAGTGATAAATGTAAGGAACAAACGCGTTTTTACACTAAGTTTTTGTAAGGAACAAACGCTTTATGTGTTTTTTTCGGCCTCTTTTTCCGCTTTTTTGCGTGCGCGGTATTCCCTCATGTACTCGCGCATGTACTCGCGGGACTTCTCAGGGTGCTCTGCACGGTATTGAGCCGTTCTTTCGATCTCTTTGTCGGCGTTTCTCTTGTAATATTCCCTGTATGTTTCGTTGTACTTTTCTCTGTACTCAGGGTCCTCAAGGCGCTCTTGCATGTCGAACTTGTGATACATGCGGTACTTGTCGCTCTCGCGGCGCTGCTTTTTCCGGTTGGCGACATATTCCTCACTATGCTGGTAGGCCAGAATTTCCTCGCGGTTGGCCCTATAATGTGCGCGCTTTTTGGCCTTTTGTTCCTCGGTAAGTTTCTTTTTCTGCCTGTATTCGTTCATAATACCTCCTGAGCCCAAAATTTACGGCCCTCACGGTCAAAATTGTATGCGGTCAAGCCGATGTTATGCTGCCGGCAGACTTTCACAAGGGCCAGAAGGGCCGGTGTAAAGCCGGTAACATAGACAGAAACGGCAGCTGGCGTATGTTTGCGCAGAAAAGCCTCGCAGACAGATTCCATGTAGAAAGCGTCGCAGATGTGATCCTGTGGAATGTCGGCGTCGAAAACAAAAAAAGAGA